ATGAAAAAAATATTGATGCTGCTTGTTCTTACTGTATTCATTATTTCTGCATATTCCCAAGATGTTTTAAGGAGTGTTGTTGTTATTCAGGGGGATGGCGGACGAGGAACAGGGTTTATTTGTTTCTGGAACGGCTGGATGGCCATTGCTACCAATATGCACGTTATGGCCGGGATTGAAAATCCGGTGTTTCTCGACGTCAATAATAATCAGCTTGAATGTACCGATGAAATATATTTTCCAGAAGAGGGCGACGATATAGCCGTGCTTCTACTGAAAGACCAGAAGGCTAAATATGATTTGCTTGATATGGACAAACACGAATTCAAAATCGGTGACGAAATAACCGTTGTAGGGAACAATCAGGGAAAAGATGTGCTCTCTATGGATAACGGTAAAATTATCGGCGTGGGACCTCGCACAATAGAAATAGATGCGCCTTTCGTTCCCGGCGCAAGCGGAGGACCAATACTGTTGAAAGGCACGAATAAAGTTATTGCCGTAGCTACCTTCCTCACTAAAGCGGATGAAAACATACTTAACAAAAATACAAGATATGCTGATACAAGGCGGTTCGGGGTTAGAACTGATATACTGAAAAATTATGAAAATATTAAAAAATTATCAACTGAAAAGTTTAGAGGTCTCATTAACTTTCAAACAGATTTTAAAAATCTCATAGATGAGTTACTTAAAGACGAATTAGAAACGCTTAAATTAACTGGAAAGACAAAAGACAGAAAAACTATTCTGTTTTATATCGATGTATTTGAGGAAAAATGGGGGAAGCAAGATCGTATTTACAGTAATGTTTACAAAAAACATTGGGCACTTATATCCTCAAGGACTGATGAAGTTATTAAATTAAAATTTAAAGAAGCACGGCCCGAAAACAGCAAAGACACAAAAGAATACTTTACAGATAAAAGAATTGAAGCAGATAATAAATATCCTCTTTTTCTCGAAGAAAGACAAAAAGAACAAGCCCATAGACTTAGGGAAGCCATTAATTTATTTTACGAATCATTAAAAAAATCAGGATTAAGGTAATCTTTGAATTCAAGAAAAAATGAGGGGGACAAAGCCCCTCCACATTATTTAATCAGGTAGTTTTGAACGGCCTGTTTTTCCTTTTTGGAATTGGCTTTCAGCACCGCGCGGGTTTCGGCGTCGGAACCCCTGAGCTTCATCGCGTCGCGAACCATATTCATAATCTGCTTGCGGTTCCGGACATATATCGCGCGTTCCTCATCGGTCAGGTTTGACAGATCGCCGTCTTTGAGGCGTTTTTCAACGATATTCTTTTTCATAACCGATATTGCGGCTTGTTCATTTCTCATAGGATCAAGGATCTCCTTTTTGATTTCCCCGGCAATACCGGCGTCGGAGACTTTCAGAAAGCGGCCGACAATATCATTAACGATAGGCCATGTTGAAGCAGTCTGCACCATTCCGGCGAAGCCGTCTTCTTTTGGAGCTTCTTTCTGCGCTTCGGCGGGAAATTTCCAAAAGTAAGAGCCTCCGGAGGTATTCCATGCCCATTTACCGAATTCAGAAGCTCCCTGCAGACGCACTCCATCCTGTCCACGTGCGTTCCAGAGGGTTTGCCCCATCTGGCGCTTGAGGCTGTTCGGAGCGAGTTCCTCTTTTAATCCGAGGTAAGCTGCAGAGCCGGACACCAATGTAAAAACGGGATTGAAACCGGGAAGCTGATCGGCGGCGTAATTAAAAATTTTGGGGACATCGCCGGGGCTGAAAGTTCCCTTATAAATGTTCATCGCGTTCCATGTGATGCCAGAAATAAGTTTTGTAGTTTCATCCTGGGGTATCCGGATATAAAGCGCCTGTCCGTGTTCCGTTTCACCTACTGGTATAACAGCGTAATTCATGAGATCGTATTCAGGAATTTTCTCAAGGACGGACTGGATTTTTCTGAAAAACTCCGTCCGATCGTCATCATCCCCGAAAAGGTAAGCGGCGATAGCGGCGATCCAGCCGTATTTCCAAGTCCACAAAAGCGATCTGTAGGGGATTGCGCCGATAACGGTTTTCATCATGACGGTCTCATCATTTTTCATTGCTTTCCAGTCGGAAGCATATCCCTGTACAATGGCGTTTGAGAAGATCGCTATCGCGTTTGTCCAGTGCGACTGCGTTCCTCTTTTTAAAAAATCAGGGGAGCCGAATATAGTGCGTATCTGGTGGGCTATCTGTTTTTCGGACAAGTCCGGGCGGTACTGTTTGAGATACGTGTACGCCGCGATTTTAGGGATACGCTCGACAGTCTTACCGGCCCTTATGGAATACCACACAAACATTGAAGCCATTTTTTTATAAGCCGGCATATTATTAAAGCGTTCACGAGCGGTAACATTCCACATGGCGGTCATGCGTTCGATCTGAGTTTCAAGGTTATTAAGATTGCGGAGATCGGCAACGGAAATAAGCATACTCTTTTGAAGCATTTCGGAAATCAGCGGAGTAAGCTTGTTCTCAGTGGATTTCCAAGCGTGGGGCATTGCCCTGAAAATTTCAACAGGGAGCCGGATAGACGGATGAATAAACGCTCCATACAGGGTTTTATCCTCTGTTCTGAGATGTTTACCTGTGCGCCATGTATCGCGGATGAAGTTAGCGACCGTAAATCCCGGCTTTATCTGAGTAAAAACAGTTCTAAAAAAGTCTCCCGAGGAGACAAGGCCCTTCAGGTAGAAGTTCATAACCTGATAGTTTTCTCTCTCGAAAACATCAGCAAGTTTCCGGTTTATATAAAAAGCCTTTATTTTTCCATCTTCCATAAAAAACATTGTGCCCTTTTCATTGGTTTTTACAGGGAGATATTCTTTGTGATCATTTACAAAGCGGTCATCGGCCTTTTCTATAAGCGAAGGGTCAAATTTCTGGAGCATATCGGCGGTAAGCTTTTTAGTTCTGTTCCACATAACGGAACGTATGAGTTGAAGATCCTTTGCCATTGTAGCCGTTGCCGGATTTCTTATATGCTCCAAAGTCCCTATCTGCTGGTAAATTTTTGCGCCGGAACCCTGTCCGTGTTCCTTCTCAATGTATTTATTGACATCAAATGCGGCGTAATGCTCATTGGAGTCAATTTTTTTCATAAGTTCCTCGGAAAACATATTGTTTTCCTTCATCAGTTTAATGACTTCCTCTTTGCGTATTTTCCAGAATTCCGAGGCGGCTTTCTCCATGACGGCGAATTTACCGCCCATGTTTGTACGCATTTCATCAAGGCGTTCCCCTGAGGTTTCAGACGTAAATCCCTCGGGATTTGCCTTATCAGTTCGTTCATTTACAACACGCCTATGAAACAGGTATTCTCCGAAAGTCTTCCACTCGACCCCGTTTTTTTTCAAGGGTTCAAGAATGCCCTCATTGACCCTGCCCATATAAACTTCGTGTTTTCCGGCGGCATAACTGTATTCCTCAGCCGCATAATACGGATCGACATCTTCAGGCAATCCCTTTTGCCTTGCCGCCTCGACATACTTTTCCAGCATGGAAAAACGATCATAAAACAATGTTTTCATATCATTAAGCGCGTCTTTTAACTTGGGATCTTCTTTTTTTACGCTTTCAATCCAGCGTTTTTCGCCTTCGTCAAAGCCGTCAAGAAGGGCCTTTACCCTTGTTTCCTTAATTTTTCCTGAATTAATATCGTTATATATTCCGTCGAGGGATTTTTTAACTTCAGGGCGTTTTATGGCGTAATTCTGAAAAAGGGTATAGAAGCCCGGGGCGCGTTTCTGCAATTCCTTGGGAGCATTTAAAAGGACGCTGACGGCGTCGGCATAGAGTTCAGAGGGGCGGTTGCGATACTTAACGTAACCCGGGGAGGGATTGGCAGGGAACGGGGTCCACCATTCAGAGAGGGCTTTGAGTTCATCCATTATTTCTGTGCGCGTTTTGATATTGCGTTCTTCTATCAGTGCTTCCGTGCGCTCCTTAATGAAATTCCGGCGCATCCGAAAAGCCTGTTCATCTCCGTATGCATCCCCGGGGAGTTCAAATGCAAGCGCGGCCTGAATACGCATCTGTTTTTTATCCCAGTCGGAAATATTTGGAGTGTCCGGATGAAAAGAAAGCATGTGAGCAAAATAACCATTCAGGGCGGCGATATGGCCAAAAATGTTACCGCGTTTCAATGTTTTATCAGGGAGCCAGTCGCCGCTGTGGCCTATTTCATGGGCTATAGTGCGCCCGGGATAGGCATGATCTCTTTTATGGGCGGTGAGAACGAAGCGGCGCGTTTTTCTGTCGTAAAATTCATTGACGATGATTTCAGTTTCCGGAACGCTGAATTTTTTCGCGTTCTCCGCTATGAGTTTTTTACGGGCGTCTGAGCGATCGTCTTTTTTCACCTTCACGGAATCCACGCGCGGCCCGGCGAAAATATCATAACTGAGAGCTATAAAGCCCTCCTCACCTTTGCCCTTGAAGAAACCAAGTTTGTTTCCCATGTTTTTACGTATTTGCGGGGCTTCCCCGAGAAGTTCAGTCGCAAGGCGGACAAGTTCGGGAAGCTCTAATGCTGGTGGCCCGGCTTCGTCCGTAGGGCTACGCCGTGGCAAGTCTGGCAAGTTTTGATAGCCCTGGTCGATTGAGGCATTTAAACTTGTGCCCTTGACTTTTTCGGTGGGTTGGGGTATAATATTATCAATGCCAGGGATGTTATCCCCGTTAGCTCGCCCTGTCAGGTTGCCATCGGAAGCGGGGTTTTCCGGTGGTATGCTTTTAAACTTATCAGAGCTTGGACGAAGAGCAGAAAGGTCAGCTGCCCGTTGGGTTTCATCACCCTTCGTTATGAGGAATTGGCCGCCCTCTGTCCCAGCTCTGTTTTTTATATTATCAAGACCTTTCAAGTCTGAATATCTCCAACCAACAATTTCATAATTATCTTTGCTTTCACTCAATTCCACAACAGCCAGTTTACTCTTACCGTTTTTCTTTACGAATACCCAATAATCAGGTTTCTCTTTTGGCTTACCCTGAAATAATTCTGTTGTCTGATATAATGCTTCATTAAGAATGAGCTGGTTATCTTCAAGGGCAAGTTCAGGATGATGTTCATTATTTTTTTCAACAATATTCTTTTTTAAGACAAGCGGTTTTTGAGGTTTATTGAGTTGCCTCAAAGTCTCATCCGGCAAATTTTTAAGTTCCCTGTCCCTATCAGGGTTTTCAAAAAAAGAATTGTCAACGGGTTCCTTAAAGAGGGACGGGACGGATGAGACTGATAGGTCGGATGGGACAGATGGGTCAAAATCCTCCACGGCTGTATCATCCTCGGGTTTTCTGACTTCGCCATCAGGAGAAATTATTTCACCGCCGGCGACGTTTATTTCATCAGCCGGGTCGAGAGTGATTTTTGTTCCGTCAAGCAACAGTATATCGCCTGTGGAGTCATCAACGGAGCTTATCATCCATTCGCCTTTATGAAACACCTGATCGCCATCCTGCAGATCGGCGGCGAAAATCTTTTCAGTTTTCGCTTTTTCCACAAGTTTTTTTGAGAGTTCGCTTTTTTTAGCGGTCTCAAGTTTTTTGCCGGGACCGTTCAGCCATTCTTTCAGAGCGTCAAGATGTTTTGCCCTGTCCATAGGGCTGTTGATATCGCCGTCCTTAATGCCGAGATATTCGGCGGCTTTTATTCTGGACTGTTTCAGGGCGTTGAATTCCGTGACAGCGTCATCCTGTTTATCCTGTCCGGTTTTCGATTTATCCGCGCTGTCAAAGATATCAAAGAAAACGTCCGAGGCTTTCACCAGGGAGTCAAATTCAGAGGCGTCTTTTTTAATCTGCCCCCGGGTTTCTTTCGAAAAACCTGAAAGCTGCTTCTGATATTCTTTCCGCGTTTGTACGCCCTGGGGTTCAGAGAGCTGATAGAGTTTTTCCGGCGCGATGATATGGGTTTCGCCGATGTTTTTTTTCTGAGGGGATTTTTCAACTTTGATTTCGACAGTGCCGTCAGGGAGCGGATCGCCGATAACAGAAACAACCCACCGGGAATTTTTACGGGGGTTCCAGACGAGTTTTTGACCAGGGACGAAGCGAGGCGAAGCCTCATTATTAAAGTCGCTCCGCGACCCGCTCAGCTCCGCTTGCGGCGGCGGCAACGGAGGGGACGAAGTCTCATTATCAATGTCGCTTCGCGCCCCCTCCACGGGAGACGGAGTCTCGTTATTATTAAGTGCCATATCGGTAACGTCACCGATATGCTCCGATGGGGGCGTGGTTTCCGCGGCAGTGCCGGGTTGTTCCTCGAAGTTATCCCGCATGTATTTGTCGAGGGCGGCTTTTTTCACATTCTCAGGGGAAGCGAGAAATTCATTGTATTTTTTTTGTCCGAGTTCTTCAGCAAAATTGACGAAGGGAACAGGAGAGTCAGTCTGCATGTATTCCATGACCTGAATCATTTCATCAGGAGCAAGCCCGATATAATCCGCGGCCCTAAGTGTGTCTTCATTGATGCCGTGAATATCGGCGGGTTTAAGTCCGAGCGCGGCTATACGATCTGGTAACATGGCTACAGGGGCGTCCATATCAGGACGTTGCGCCACCCAGGTTTTAGTTCTTCCGTCATTATTCAATTCCGGCCAGACAAAATAAATCCCTCCGTCCGGGGATTTAGAGACAATCGCGTCAGAGGGAACATTTTCAGGTTTTACTTTAAGGAGTTCCGCCTCAGTTTGCGTTTGTTCAAGGTCTGACTGGGCGGACATCTCTGACCCGTCTTTGCTCGGAGAGCTACGCCGGGCAAGCTGGTCAGATACGGGGGGGACTATGGGCTGGGGCTGCTGGACGTTTTCAATAGTATCGGCGGAGACTTTCGGAATATCGTCGAGTTTGCGATTCATTTTACCGGCGGCGTGTTCAGCTATCGCCGTTCCGCCATGTCCCAGAAGGGAAGCGACAAGCAGAGGGCCGACGCTTTCTTTTGCGGTATTGACGTACCGATTGATTTGTTCAGAGAGACCGGGCGCGTCTTCAAGCAGTTTTGAACCTTTCAGCAAATCGTTTATTCCTCTGCCGATATTGTCAAAAGCGACATTGGACATTTCCTGAACAACTTCCTCAGAGACTTCTTTTCCAACAGTAAGAGCAAATTTTCCGGCTTTTTTCAAGCCCTCTTTAGTGGCTATTTTTTTAACGGTATCGGTAAGGGTTCCTGTGATGACCTTTTTAACGCCGGCAGTGAGGTTTTTATATCCGGGAACGGCCTGACCTATCTGTATATTTTCAATCGCTCCATAAATTGTTCCTCCGATAAGAGAGACGGGAAGGGAAATATTTTCGTCAATGCCTTCATCATCCATATCTTTGTAGAGATCTCCCGCGCCCTGCATGGAACTTATGATAATCGGAGCGGCGGCGCCGCCAGTCAATACGCCTGCGCCCAGTGTTGTAAGCAGTTGCGGGGCCATGCGCGAAAATCCATATAGCGCACTGGCAACCATGTGTTCCGAAGTTCTTTCATCGCCTTTTTCCTCCATAGCCTTATAAGAGCGGAGAGAATCATTCCAATCCTTAAGGTTTTCACTTCCGCTTATAGATTCAGCAAATCCAGAAAGAGCGCCCAGAAATGACTCACCTCCGCGATTAACGAGCTCCTTCATATCCCCGGCGGCGGCTTTTGTATCTTCATAAAGGTTATTAAGAATGCTTGTGGTATATTTGGGTTCTTCCTTGTCAAAGACAATATTAAAAGGCTTTGAGGTATCGGGGATATCCTCATTCCATGAACCGCTCGCGCCGGCGCCGCGGAAATTGCCGCCGTTCTGAATTGTTTCCTTCTCAGGGAGATTGCGCTCATAGCGGCTAGGATCGTAAGATTTTTTCAATTCGGCAAAAACTTCATTTTCCGTTTGAGCGTCTATAGACATTTCAGCAGAGACAGATGTGTTTTCAGAAGAAACAGAGGAATGTTCGGGATGATGTTCACGGAGAAGATTAAAAATATCATCGGGAGTTTCCGCTTTTTCCAATCTATTCTGAAAACTCATAGGGTTATCATTCATAGTTTGTTCAATGGCGCTGTCAATTTTGTTTTTCATTTTAAGGTTAAACCTTTTCTCTCATTATTCGTTTTCACCATAAGTTTTTTAAAAGCCTCAATACCTTTTTTTCTTATTTCAGGGTCAGTATCGTTCAGATAATCATGGAGGATTTCATAATCCTCATTTTCAACACCATTGAGTTTGTCATTTTGAAGCTTTGACAAAGTATATCTCCTTGCCTCAATAAGCCCAGGAGTAACGATATTGTCCAAAGACTCGTTATATTTTGATATACGGGAATCAACTGTATTTATTTCTTTTTCCAAGCTCGCTATTTTTTCCCTATAGAGTTTTACATCTTCAGGTTCGACAGCCTTTCGATTTCTCTGTTTTTCCATGATATAAAGTTGACCTACAGTTCTCATTCTTTCATCGTATTTGTCTATTGATTTTTCCAAGCTTTCTTTTCTCGCTACATCGTATTTAATACGCTCTCTTATCTGGTTGACAGCGGCCCTTTTTTCCTTAGGATATCCCTGTTTATCCAGTTCCTGATCTTCCTTTTCAGTTTTCAAAGCGTATTTTTTTTCTTCAATTTCACCTGCTTTTTTAACCGCCACATCCCCCTGCATTTCCGCAATGCGTTTAGTTTCCGCGAACTTCTTTTCGGACTCGGGGGTAACGTACCATTTGGAATTATCGGCGGCGACGTGGAGGACGCGCCCGGCGGGGGCGGCTTCGCCTTCCTTGTAGGGGATGCCGCCATCCTGCGCGATTTTATTCAGGTCATTCCTGACTTGGAGTTCCTTTGCCTCCTTTTCTTTTCTAAGGGTGTTTTCCCTGTCCTGTTTGCCATACCCAACATAAGCGCGTGCGTTTTTCTGCGCTTCGATGTCTTTTGATTTTTCCCAAGTCTGTTTACTTTCAGCTGCGGCGATTTTCTTCTCATCAATTATTCTATCCTGCTCCATTTTATCGCGCGCGAGCTTTTCGCTTTTCTGGCGTTCCGCCTGATTTTCCTGAAATACTCTTTGACGGTAGGCTTGTTCAACTTTTGCCTGTCCTACTGAAAGGTGCATTTTAGCGCGTTCAATCTCAAGATTGTCGGCGGCGATCTGGAGTTGCGCGTTCTGCACCAGGCGCGAATAAGTAGTCGCTTTTTTAGCCGCGTCAAAGACACCCTCTCCCACGCTCGGAAGATAGGGATTGCCGTAATTTACATTAAAACTCATATTTCACCTCTCGCAAATGCGCTTTTAGATGAAGGTGTCCCAAGCGTTTTGCTAATTGAGCTATCATCATAATCAACCTTATATTTACTTCCGCCGCCTCTAAAAGTCTGAGAGCCGCCTCCGCCTCCTCCGCCTCCGGTACTCATTCCCGGGGACGTTACGGAGCTGGCACCGCTCCCCAGCTGTTGCATGAAACTGAGAGCGGTATTCGGGTCCATGACGTTGCGCTTGGTGTTCGCCAGGGTTTCGTTCAGGTATCCGAGGTAAGTGCCGTGCATCTGTGAGCGTTCAACTTCGAGTTCCGTGCGGCGCGCGTTAAGCTGGTCCTGGTTGGACATCGCAAGTTTGCGTTTCAGTGAAGCCATGACGAAGGGGTCGGCGCTTCTCCCCTGGGAGGCAAACTGTTTTTCGGCGTTCTCTATGGTTTGGGTCGCGGAGGCGTTGAGTCTTTCCTCCTCCTCCGAGAGAGTGGCGTTAAGTTTTTCATTACTGAGCAATGAGTTCGCTTTGTATTTCGCGATTTCCTCAAGCATCGCCTGTCGGTCTGTGAGGGTATCCTCATTGGCTTTTTCATACGCCGTGCGCTGTTCGTCCCAGAAAGAGAGTGCGGCGCGTTTACCGCTTTCGGCGTCGTATTTAGTTTTCTGGTCATTGTAATTAAGCCATGCGGTATAATTTTTATTATTTTCTTCCTGTCCGTAAACGTGTTCACCCGGGTCCGCGACAGTCGGAGCGGTCGGGGCGGCGGTCAACCCTGAACGCGCTTCATCCATATAGGACGATGAACTTGTCTGATTGTTCTGCGCTTCCTGCAGGCGTTTCCAATTGCTTTCATAGACGGCTTGAATGCTCATAATTTAACCTCTGTATTTATTTGAACTTTATCATTTTTAATATCAACTGTGATTTTTCCTGTTATTTTTTCGCCGTAGAGAACATCAACTTCTTTCAAGTTTGCGAAATCGACATAGACAGCTTTATCCTGCCAGAGCTCCATCATAGGGGAATCTACGACTATCCCGATTTTTTGAAGTTCCTCTATCGCCTGAAAAAAATATGGGAACTGGTTTGCGTATTCCCCCGCGGTGAGAAGATGAAAGTTTCTCAGAATAACGCGTTTAACGTCAATGCGGTATTTCAGCATATACGCGAACATGATATTGACGGCGGAGGCAAGCTGAATTTTTTTATTGAATTTCAAATCCCCGCGGTTTATGATAGAAGCGTTGGGAATATCGGGGCAGGGGGTTGTAACGATGATTTTTGCGCCGCTGTCGTTATAGATTTTTTTCCAGTCTCCGAGCCAACGGCCTGTTTCAGGGGGAAGGCCCTTAAAATCGTCATGGATTTGAAAAACATAATCCGGACGTTTGATGTTCGGGTAAAACATGTACCAGTCGTTCATGCACCATATTTCTTCAAAGCGGTGCTCTTTTTTCAAATCCCCCACTGAAAGAGGGCTGTTAAAGGGGGTGTAGTGACCGAGTATGACAATTGTTTTCATGCGCGTACCATCTTCTCTATCTTTTTAATTTCTTTTACGCACGGGCATTTTTTCCGGCGCTTGCCGCAAACTTTATGAGTAACGTAATCTTTTTTTACATCGCCTATTGTAGCCTGGACGTGTTCGATTTTTTCGCCGAGCCTGTCGATTTTTTCTCCGTGGCGTTCATTGTGCTGGTCTATTCTCTTGAGAAAGAAAGCCCCAAAGGCGCATATAGCACTGAGGGTAATAAAAAAAAGCGAGAGCATTTCACCGGTAATGTTCATGGTCTGCATGGCACTTTCATAATGAGTTTGCGGTTTTCATTCACAATTGTTTTCATGTGTCCAAGCCAGACCCACCAGCCGCCCATTCTGACAGCCGCCCAGACTTCATTGCGTTTACGCCATGAAACACCGAGTTCCCGCATGAGTTCAAGGAATATCCAGTCGCATTCCGAACGCGTGAAAAGTTCAGCGGCATAAAGGCCGTCATGCAGGAAAAAAGCTAAAAGAAAGCGCGTTGAATAAGGGTCTGAGACAGCCGACCAGAAGGCCTTTGGAACGGAGCCGCCGTCACAGCGGAAACCCGGGAAAAATACAATTTCGCAATTGTATTTATAGAGAATGAAACGCATCTCAGAAAGGAGAACTATTTCATTCCGACACGTTTTTTCATTCCACACAAAAGCGACCTGCAGAGAACCTATAATTTCAAAGTCCTTGAGTTTCGCGTCATGCGGAACGGCCTTGCATCTCAGAAGTTTCAAGCTCATGGGCGTTTCCTTTCCGGTTGCGACGAAGCGCAACCCTCCACAAACCGGGGAGGGATTTGCTTCGTCAAATCAGATTATTTTGTTTCAGAGGCGGCTGAATTTGTCGAGGTCGCCGCCGTGCCGCTTCCAATACCGGAGGTGGTAACTGACAGGGACTCTGTGCTCTTTGCGGCCTTGATTACGCCCTCAATTTTATCCATGTTCTGCTGGTCCTTATGTACAGTCAGTAGTCCTTTGTCTCTTTTTGTGGCTATCATCTCTGCTGTAAACATAGTTTCTGCTGACGGCTGAACGTGAATAGCAGCTATCCAGCCCGATTCCCAATAAAAGACCGTTTTATCCTTAGTCGAGGCCGTAATCTGGTCGATTATCGGCTGGCTGGTTTCGGTCTGCTTTATCAGATTGCCGCTTACAGGGTCGAACTCACTTATCGTGGATGTTGAGTAACATCCGGAGAGCATTACTGTGAGTACGATACTTACGAGTCCCATTACGATTTTCTTTTTCATTTTTACCTGCTTTCTTTTTTTTAAGACGGATTTGACGAAGCAAATCCCTCCACGTTTTTTTGTTATTAACTTAATATTTCTATTTTACGGGCTTCGGTTAAAAGCCCGGTTGTTACGAGATATGCCATTCCAGCCAGAGTATCAACATCCGAGAAATCCACGATTTGCGCCGCCCATGTAAGGCTGACAAAATCCATGACATATACATCAGTGGAACTTCTTATCGCTATCCGCTCCGCCTGCGTAAAACGCTTAAGGAATTCGTATGATGATATTGTTATCCGGTCATTGTAGTTTGAGTAGTCTTTTATGGTTCCAGTTATTTCGGAGATATTTGTTTCTGCTCCATTGCACTCGCATTCAACGAATTTTAAATCATTATTCAAACCATCAAGGTTGACATCTGTATCATAAAATTCTAAAATATCACCGTCTAATTTTTTATAAACAATTCTCTTCATCTTACATCCCCTCCAGTTCCCTCATATTCATTACTGACAGTACCTGCCGGCTGAGTACCACTCTTTCCTAGTGTACCAGCTTGTTGTGCCGATATACCGTATTTAGGAGCAGTGCCTGTGTCGTCATTGTTAATTGAATACACAATAGCTGACATATACGTTCCAATACCTACCTGTAATGTTGACACATAATTAGAGTATGCATACGCAGCAGTAAAATCAGCACCAAATCCCACATTAGTGGCAGTATTATTTGCCCCAAATAAACAACAATAAAAAACAAAAACTTTGGTACATTGATTTGCATTTATACATCTAATGCCACCAGTATCGGATATCTTAATCTTGAGATTTTTAATAAGCACATAACAGAAACAATCAGTACAAACTATTCCGCCAGATGTTCCTGCAGAAAAATCTAGATATACCGCCTGATTAGTGTGCAATCCCGTCTCTCCAGTATTCCCCAGTATATTTACTACGCCATTGTAAAAATAAGAAAAGGTTAACGCACTTGTCATAGAGGTATTATACGTACCATTTCCAAACTGAAATATTAACGTATATCCCCCTAAGTTTTTGGGTTGAGCATCAATTAATGCCTGTATATCAGCAGCAGACATGTCTGACGTCAGATTAACAGTGGTGTTTTCAGTAAGCATGGCGCCGCCGCCGGCAGTAGCCGAAAGCGTACCTTCCGTAAAGTCCAGATTGTCGCCGACTGTAACATTTGAAAAGCCCCCTGAACCGTCATTGGCCAAAAGCTGGGAACTTGTTCCGCCCGGGGCGGTTTTTGTCGCGACAGTGCCGAGGCCGAGGTTATTTCGGGCGGTCGAAGCGTCGGACAGGTCTGAGAGGTTGGACGTTTTTTCTAAATATTCGCCGTGAGTGTGCGCCCCGATAATTCTCTGCCAAGTTATGGGACTGTAAGCGGTCAGTATCCAGAAGCTATTGTCATCGAGCTGAAGGGCAACTCTGCCAATGTCCGTTTCAATAAAACCAGTCGCCGCAATTCTCGCGGCTTCATCGGCGTATTCATAGGCGTGAATAACATGTATTCCTCCGTTTGAGATCGAAAACAGGGCATGAAGCGCCTTTATTTTGCTGAGAAGGGCGCGGCAATAGACTTTATTTGAGTTGTCATAGATATAGAGTTCGTCATCGTCATCAATTTGCGGTATTTCATTAAGGGAATGGAAGGGCATAATAAAGCCTGAGAGACTGGAGGAAGTCTCAGAGGCGACAGTTGTAATCGCGGTCGTGTTCGCGTCATTGGAGGAACCGAGGGCGGCAACGGTTTTTTCAAGTTCCGCTACTACTCTCCAAAGGGCGATGAGGTGTTCCATCTGGTTATTTCTGTTTGGGGGATTTTTCAACAGCTCGGACATTACTTATTTCCTCCGCTGGCTGTTGAAGTAAGGGCGATACCGAGGATAGCGACGTCATCCGTGCCGTCGCCTTCGAGTTTTACGGACGCGCCCCGGCCTCTCAAACCGAGAGTTGAACCGCTGATTTCAATCCTGCCCTGTTTTTTTAAGTCTTCGGTTTTCGCGGCGTTCCGGCTTCTTTCAAGTCCGCAACTCTGAACGGTAACTTTTACATTGATATTCAGAACTTCCCAGAAAGTCGCCCAATTTGCGCCAGTTTCCGGCTGACTGATTGCCGCCGAAGTATGCGAAGAAATACAGCGATAGGCCTTATCGCCAATCTTATCGTCATTTACCTGCACCTTGTCCCCGGCAAGATATCCAGCGTCAGAAATCCATTCATCGAACTCCTCAGTTTCCCCGGCTATTACGACACGTTCAAAATTTTTGCGCGTATCGAAAGTTTCAAAAGCGAGATCGCCCGTTTCGGCGTTCCAACGTATGGGGCCGACATGATAATTGTATGCGTCGGTCGGAGTTGCTTCCCAAGTCCCATAAATGGTAATTTCAGTAGCTGTATTGCTCTTTACAATCCGGCGTTGAAGGATTCCGGCACTGTCATAGACGTGTACCGGCAGTCCCGAAAGCCCGGGATTATCTTCATCGGCGACAGGAAAAGCCGCCGCCGAGTCTGTCAGTGTTGTCGTTGTAGCGGAGGAAACATTTCCCTTCATATCGACTCCGTCATAAGGGACGATTGAAAGTTTCGCCACTCCCCCGGCGATGCCGATAACGACGATATCCGCGCCGTTAGTGTCGCGCCATAAACCTGACGCGCTGGCGGCAAGCTCCCCGGCCGTCCAGAAATTGCGGTTAAAATCATAAGTAAGCATGAGCTGGGGAATTCTAACGCCGTAATTTACAACGTCACCGATACCAAAGAGCCATAAGTAGTATCTGTTGTTTACAGGGTCATAAACGCCGTGCGTAAAGGCGTCATAATCGTGATCGACTTCATTCAGAATTAAGGGAGCTATGTCCTGAGAGATTACCTTATGAGCGCCGTCGCTGACAACGACTATTCCTGCAGTCCCGGCGTAATAAATCAGCATTGGGGCCTTGCAATTATCATCGGCTATTGTTTTGTGAGAAACGCACGGAGGGGGCGATCCCGAGAGCGGCGCGAGAGAAATACCGGCGTCTCCACCCTCGACGGTTTCAATTCCGCCTGCTCTCAGGATATACACATTGCCGCCTGACGCGGCGATCCCCTTCAATTCGGCGTTGTCAAAGTTTGGGTAAACGACCTCACCCGTTATGTAGCCTTCGATATTTGACGGCAGAGGGGACGAAACATAAAGGCTGTCAAAGTCACGGAAGACAGAGCATACCTCATCCGAGCATGCCTCCGCGGCCTCCGGAGATATCGTGTAAGTTTTATTCACCTGGTCAACGGCGGTAATCTGGTATGAGAGGGAACTGTCAGCGCCTATGACAATGTACGCTCCGATATCAGTAGGCCTTAGCGGATAATCCGAAGTGATGGACACAGTGCCCAGAGCGCCTTCCGTTATCGTAGCGGTACCGGGCGAAAAAGCTATCGAGCCGCCGCAAACCAAGCGGCCCTTATAAACACGGACATAACGGCACGGAGGAATAAAGTTATTCGCTTCATTCTCTGTGGTGTTCACTTCATAAGTGGTGTTAAGGTCTATATCTTCCGTCAAATCAGTATAGGTTACGAAGCCCTTTTTAATCCAGTAAGTTTTCCAGTTTATCCCCGTTCCCGGCTGGTCATCAGTTGTCGAGGTATGCGCCAGTATGCAGGTGTAGAGAATGTTTCCTTCGCAACGCATATCAGAGAGAGAATAGGCGGTATCAGCCGCCCAGGCGGTAACGGCGCTGACAATAATCTGCCGCCAGTATGTCGCCCAATTCGCGCCCGTTCCCGGCTGATCGTCGCTTGCCGCTGTGTGATCGGCGATACAGCGGTACATCGCTCCGCTGAGGGTAACGCTGTCCCCTGTTTCGTATTCCGTAGCGACTACCCAGCCGCCCTTGCTTCCCGTTCCCGTCAATTCCTCCTGAGAGAGTTCGTCAACGAGATATAAAAGGCTGAGATTTATTGTTTTGTTGCGATATATGCCGTAAAAGTTTTTCACCCTGGAAGCGGCGTTTGCCGAGATATATTCGTTCTGGTGAATGACGATTGTATTACGTTTATTAGCGGCATTGACTATCGTCCCCGCAGTGCCGTTCAGGTAATCGCTTCCTGAAATTTCTGTTCCCGTCCCGCTGGCGGCAGAGAGCACAGTGATTGAAACATTCGACTTAAAGACAAAACAGAGATTAGTTGCATCATACGCCACCTCAAGCATACTGTTATTGGTCCACTCAATCAGCGATGTTTCAAGGGCTACGGCGACGTCCTCGAGGGAAGCGCAACCCGTGGCGTCAACTCCGGTGATATTGTATTCTTCGCCGTCAATCGTGATGAGATATTTGCCGTCGCTGAGCCCCTGCCATGTCGCAAGCGTCGCGCCGTTCGCCGCGCAAGTCATGGTATTGAAATCCATCTGAACGCTGTCCGCGATAGCACACGCCGCGGGAACTTCAAGAGCGCCGATACCGAGGCGGCGTTTAACACCGTAATAGTAAGTTCCCCCGGCTGTCAATCCCGTTCCGGAAACGGGAACGGGAGTATCAAGTTTCTGCTGAGGGAAACAGCCCATGATACGGTCATCCGGAGAATGGCCGTCCGTAACGATATTCGGATTAATGCCGTCCAAAAGAAAAAGCCTTCTGCCGAGGTTCGCGAAATCCCTCGCGCTGTCCGCCGGGTATATGTCCTGTAAATAGTCTGAAAACATTATGGGGTTACCTTTCCTAAGTTTGCGTCGGAGGGGAACGTTATTTCTATTTCACACAAGCCGCTTCCTATCAGTTGCCAACCATAACTAACAGGACTGGAAGATAGAGAAACTTCAGGTTGTGTCCAAGTAAGCGGATTACGATTTTTTATCACAGAAAAATCTAAAATATAAGTAGTATCCGTGATACCGGTTATTTTACTGGAGAGTTCCCTCCATTGTTCAAACAAATAGCCTTCATTGCTGATATCAGATACAACAATACTGGAATTTGAATACGGCCTTATATAAAACTGTAGAGATCTGGAATATTTTTCATTGAGTGATATAGAATCACATACTGGAAAAACTTCATCAAGCGGACCCACGGCATCGGCATCCCAGCAATCCCCTGTAGGAGGCGGATTAGCCGTTAAAACCAAACGTCCAGCAAGAATTCCCTGACTGCCATAAGATGAGTAAAGAGACAAATTACTCCACGCGTCTAATGCACTGACATATGAACGCTTTTGATATTCGAAGCCAGAAAGATACGCCCCTGAACGGTTACCCCAAAATGCCCTCGTATTGCCTCCCTGAGTATAATCAACATCAAGAACAAGGGTATTTAAAAATTTAAGAACATCTTCCATTTCAGTGAATATTGCCGCCTGGTCGCTTAAACTTGTCCAGTCATTTTCTTTGCCGCAATATGTCAAAAAATCAGCTTTATCAGTAAAAACGAGAGCAAGGCGCTGAGTGGAGGCATTAACTGAATTACTGAAACTATCATGGTTTTTTGAAAACTTTCTGTAATCATAAGGGCTCGGATAGGAATAACCAAAAAAATCTCGTACCCACGTCCCGGTCGCAAGGCTGATTATGGCGGCACGCGCGTCAATTATATTTTGTCCGGTAATACTCGCGTCGTTGGTTTTCGGGAGACCGGAGGCGGTTTCATCATAGTAGTCAAGACGTTCGTCAATGGCTTCAACGATATGTTTAAATCTCCACGTGGACGGAGGAGCTGGCGGCGCCGGAGGGGAGTCATTTACGGGGACGAAATAAAAGCCGTCACTGTCATCGCCATCGTCAAATAAGATTTTACCGGTGGCGAAATTCCATCGTTTGCCATTGCCGGGACGGAGCTGTCCGAGGCAATCGGCTGAAAGGTACTGGCTCCAGACGCATTCGGTCGCTTCAAATCCCCCGCGTTTGCGAATACCCTTAGTGTCGATATTTATGTTTCTGCAATCACGCAATGCGGAGGCGTTTTTATTTTCCTCACCCTGATTTACAAGGTGTTTTGCCGTATCCTGCCTGAGGCCTTTGAACTCTGAGAAATCCATTCACAACCTCACTTCAAAATGTTTTGCGGTTTCATCCGGCAGGGTATCGGTAATCAGCAGGTAACAGTCCGCGCCGCCTATCGCCGGGGAAGCGTTCCCGGGAAGCGACAAAAAACATAAGGAGAGCGGAAAAAGCAGATAAGCGGCAGCAGCGTCAAAGCGTTCTATTACTTCATATCCACGGCGTTTTCTGATTGCCATGTCGGAGACATTGACGTTAAGGGAAGAATGCAACATGCGCCCGTTCAGGTGTTTTTCAACGTCCTGTTTTACGCCTCCGAAATATGATATTGAAGCTTTCAACGCGATCTCCTTACATAGCGTCTCTGCGGTCTGACCGCGCCTCTGGCGGCGGAACCCTTCAGTTCCTGATATTTTGCCGTGAACAGTTGTCCGAACGCCCCTATGGGCTTGCTGTTGTCGAGTTCCTCATAAGAAAGCATCGCGGCGCTGAGATATTCAATCGCGGCGTCGCATCCGTCAATAACGGGATAATCAACGGCAGTATCGTCTATGAGATTGAAGCTGTCATCATCCGCGTCCGGAAAGACTGGTTTGAAAGCGTATTTAATCCGGAACACGCCGGAACTGACGGCCGGGGCCGGATAGAAGCGGATTTGTGAAATGCCGTCCGCGTTATCGCTCCAGAAAAGCGGAGAGTGAAAACTCATCGAGCTTCTGGGAAAACGCGCGGCGACATCATCCCCCTCTGAAAAAGGGATAGCGAAATATTCATCAGTGCTGAGAAGTTTAAGTTCGACGCTTTCAATCCTCATGCAGTCATCGGGGATATCATAATCCCCCTGGGACGCGACAAGGGAAATATCGTCCGAGATTTTCCGAAGAAAACGCCGGGCGTTTTTTTCCGCCGAAAACATATTCCACAGCGTATCGGCGGCGTCCTTCAGCGCGGCGTCAATAGCGGCGCTGGAGTATTCCTCATCCCTGACGTCTGAAATATACCGCCTTACCTTCGCCCTCATTTCCGCGAGTGTTCTCATGTGTCTCCTAAAAAGCCCCGGCTGGGAGCTGAAACTCAGCCGGGGCCCCGGGTTGGGATTTTATGAACTTGCCCTTACTGTGGCGGTCGCGGAAATTATCGTACCCTGCATCAGGTCGATATAGTAGATATCGCCTGCGGCGAAGCCTGTCGCGCCTTCATCTATCGACAAGACGTTTCCAGATATGGAAACCGTGTCATCGATTACTTTACCGAGGAGGGCCGAACTCTGTCTGGCCACAATGACCGGGGTCATAGCGGGGATGAGTTCTTCAGGGATATTCATTGCCGTTACCAGGTTGAGATCAACCGCTGTACCCTCTCCCACATCGGCGGGGATGACACATTTTATTCTTCTTACATCAGTATTCATAATTTGTTTTTCTCCTAAATTGCGAATTTTAATGGTTGCATAAAAGGCTTTGCCGCGCCTCTATAGGCATTTGCGACAACGGCCCTGCTTTCAGTTACGCAGTCCGCGTAACTGTTTGCTTCACGCCTGCTGTTTCTGTCGAGACGTTTCCGGCGCCATTCCCGGCGCTGTCTGCGGAACTGATCGTTGTGCGAATCAGCTTCCCTTACGATCTGCATGAGTTCGCTCAAGCAGGGATCGACAGCAGGTTTGCCGTCGATGTGTTCGTAAACAAAAGCGGCGCGGTCGCCGAAATAAACCATCCAGCAATGAGATGATTTATCCCAGCGGAGGGAAAGCGCGGGATGATACCCGCGCAACGCCTTCTGAATGTATGCCGGACATGTTCTCATATCAGATCTCACGCCTCCGCCAGGATGTTTATATCTCCAAGCACTCCCATATTGCGGCAGTCTTCCGCTATGAGAAGGAAGTTATAGACAAGGTTGTATTCAGTGAAAGGCCTTCCCTGGATAGGCGTCCAGCCTTTGCCGAAAAGCGAACCCAACGCGCCCTTGTCGCGGATCTGCATGTTGTCCAGATCAGGGACTATGATTTTGTCATTGTGCGCGTCTTCATCCTCGATCAGTTTTGTTTTGCCGATGGTTACGTACTCAAAGTCAAGTTCAAACTTTCTCTCTGTAGAAGTAAACCTGACATAAGGCATGATTACGTGCTCATATATATAGTTAATGACCCTATGGTCCGTTATGGCTATTGACGGCTGATAGCAGTCATAGAAGAACTGTTCAAGCAGGGAATAGGTCGGCAGACGGCCCGTGCCGCTGTTATTACGGACAAGCGCTCTGAGATTGGCGTTAGCCGCAAGCGAGCGATCGGTGTTCTGGAACGTGTTATCGTCATCGATAACGTCCAGTATTCCGGGGGTACTCTGATTATAGCCGTTTTCCAGTCCGGCGATATCCGATACTACAAACATATCGTTGTCGGCCAGTCCTGTCGGAATGGAAGAAAGAGTAATCTTTCCTGCCACTTTATCTACAACCGTAACCTTGACGGGGTCACCCCTTTTAACTCCTGCGGAGGTCAAAGCCTGCACGAACATGCCGGGAACGAAATATTTTGCCCTGTCATAGACGTGAGTGTTTGTCAATCCGACGTTATCCAGAGTTACGACACTGCCGGAGACACTGAGCACAACGCCGATTACGCCGCTTGTCCCGGACCATATCGCCTGGCACATATAGTGAGGAAATGTTTCATGCACTCCCTTCATGAGCCTCGCGAGCAGGTCGCCTATGCGGCTGTGATCGCCGTCTGTTGCCATGATCGCTTCCAATGTGGCGGCGATGGTGGCGGCATGACAGCCGAGTTTTGCTTTCTGTTCCAACGCCGTGAACGGGGCACCGCTGGGGGTGTAGCCCATTTCCGACATGGGACGGAAACTCCAGCCGTATTCCGCGAGGAATGTGAGATAGACCTCAAGGCCCTTCACTCCTTCGGAAGAACGGGTCAGGCGATCAAGCAGATACGAACGCTTCTTTCTGAAAGCGACTTCATATAAGTGCGGGAGATACACTTTTTCCAGCGTTGCCGTTGACAGCGCTGTAAATGTGTCAAATATTTGGTTTTCTGTAGGCATCTTAAAAATTCCTTTTTTGTTTTCTGTTTACGTTTTCTTACCTTTTGCAAGGAGAGAATTTGCCGCGCCGCTCAAAAACTTTGTGGCATCCGCCCTTAAATCTTTGAAAGAGCGATTTTTCAAATCCTTTATTTCTTTCATGTGAGCGACCTCCGCCGCGCTGTTCGCCGGGGGAATAATTACAGGAGTGTCTTCTCCCTTGTCCCCGGACTGCTCATCAGCTTTTTTTACAAAACGCCGACTGCAATCCTTGGCGATATCTTTAATGATATCAGCGAGCGACTTCTCCTTGTCTTTCTGAATGCTGTCCGAAAGGCGGTTAAGAGCGAAGTCATAGAGGTAGGGATCTTCATTTTTGCATTTATTAAAAATGTCATATTTCCCCATCTCCGCGTCAATCTGACGTTCTGCTTTACTTTTACCTTCCTGCGCGGACATTTCTTTCTGAACTGTTTTCTGAACAAAGTCCTTCACATGTTTGACGTGTTCGCCAAGATGCGAATTGATTTTGCTCTGCAGTTCCTCAGGGGTCAGATCAAGCATGTCTTTTTTATCCAGCTTGAATTCCGGAAATCCATCCGGAGCGGAACTGGAATTATTTCCGGCTTCGAGCTCTTTCAGGCGGTTTTCATATTCCTGTCTTTTCTCACGTTCCTTGAGAAGAACTGAGAGCGGAACCGTCTTTTCGCTTTTGCCATCATGCTTATTTTCCGTCTGTTGAGAAACGTTCTGTTCTTCAGCAGCGGTCTGATCATGAGTTCCCTGACTTGTGTTTTCATTTTCCATAATTACCTCTCTGCGCCATTAACGGATTGGCGGACCGTAACGCCCTGTAACGGGGGCGGGCCGTAACAAATTTTTATCGCTATTTTGAAGCGTGTTTAGATTTTTTATCCTCTGCGGTTTCTTTGTTTTCTGCGACAGGCGGTTTCAGAAGTTCGTCTATCCGGGCTTGAAGATTTTTATTTCTCAGCAGATACTCATTCAACTCAGAGTCTTTTTTCTCCAGCTCTTTTTTCAGCCCGCCGCATTCGCTTTCCTTCTGCTTCAATTTTTCTTCAAGTTCCGCTTTTTCCTTCTGAAAAAGGATATTGCGCCCCGCGACTTCTCCGCCTCTGGCGTCATCAAAATTTTTTGTCAGGCTTCCCGGATATCTCCTGAGAAGTTCATCCGCCACTTTTGGCGAAACACTCGCTTCCCCGATTACTCCTCCGGCGGACGCGGGAATACTGACATGATTTCCCTTGCACATAGTGCCGATTGCTTCCTTGGTTAAATTGTAGATGTTCATACAAAAAACTCCTTTCTTTATTTTTGAGTTGCTAACTGTTTCATCGCCGGCATGGCGGCGGCTTCAATCATTCCCGGTTTCATCTTGTCCATGAAAAGATTTGGAGACTGCTGTTCGTTCAGCATATTTGTGTGTGTCTCAAGATGCGCCGTCATGTTTACGCGTTTTTCCTCGGCGGCATTGTACCATTCAGGGCGGTTCATGAAATCCTTGTGTTCCTCAATATGAAGATAATGATCTTCATGTTTCTGAGGCATGATGATTTCATTGCCGTGGTACATCAGATGATTTTCATTTCTTGCCCGTGTGCGGATTTTAGCCTGTTTATCAACATTAAAATTCAGCGTTCCCAGTTTGGACATTCTCCAATAGAGATCCACGTCAAGCGTCCCCGTCTGTGGATTATTAAACGCCCCGGCGCGGAGCATATCAACAAGTTTTGCCTCATAGGAGGCGTGATTACGGGCAAGTGCGCTTCCCTCTTTGACACGGATGTCAAAGCGGATATTGCCGGATTCAAGGAACGAGACGGCAAACCCGGCGGCGTCCTGGCCGACAATGTCAATAAGTTTTTCGCGCCCCATTCTGCGGCGGCATATAGCAAGGCAGAGACGGGCGACCATCTCATGAACTTTCTCGCGTCTGCGTGTTTCTCCGTCGATAATCATAGCGCCTTCCTCGCGGAGAATATCCAAGTGGAAAGCGCTTCTCACCTGTGCCGGGTTCTGTCCACGGAACAACTGATTACGTCCAGAAAGATCATCGAAAGCGGAACGCTTCTGAGCAATTTCGCTGTCAATGCCCTCAAGCGTGCGCCCCTGCATTATCACCGGAGGAGTGTCCTGTTTACCCAGTTCGATAATTTCGCCGTGCTCATCTGTATACGCGTCCTTGTCCAGCGTATCCTCCTGAATGAGAATTTTATTTCTGCCGACAGTTTTACGGTTCTGTTTCTGGTCTGTCAACAAGTCATTCAACTCCACCTGGGTTTCTCTCAGGAGCTCCATAGGGGCGGGAGGTATAAGCCGTCCCGGGACTTCCATAGCGCTCCACGGAACAACTCCCATCGAAATATTATGTTCATCCGAGGGATCAATTTCCCGCGCCTCTTTGATATAGGGCAGGGCGGCGTCAATAATTTTTTTGCCCCCGGCTATAACGACATAACGCCCGTCCCTGTTTTTGAAAGAAGGCTTTTCACGGTAAGTCAAAAGCAGGTAGCGCTTTTCCTGTTCAGGCGGCGGCTTTGAGAGAGCGAACTCACCGGAAACATAGCTGTTTACCCTGTCCAAAGCGTCATAATTAATCTCAGACGGATTGACGGTACGGAGATCCTTTTCCGTGAGTTTTTCCCCGAGATGTTCACATAAAAAATCATACGACACGATATCCGCGTGAAGTATTCCGGTAATTTTATTCCACTTATTGGCTGTCAAAGGAAAAAGAAAAGTATTAAAAATGCTGAACACATCAAAGGCAACGTCATAATCAGGGCGGTTTATTTCCTGTTCTTTAATATGGGAAATCAGTTTATCAACCTCAAAGGGCTCATCGGAGTACTCGTATTTTTTTGTCTTGACTTCGAGAAAAGGATTGCGTCTCCATACTGGAGCGATAAAAGACATGCCCGAGACATCCACCCAGCCGGCGGCTTCTTTTTCAGCGTTAAGCCATCCGGAATTGCTTCGCCAGTAATCGCAGAGCTTCGAAGCAACATAGGCCTTTTCATCATCGGTCAATTCATCGCCCCCCGCAAAACAGGTTATTACGGGCTGTTCCTTGAACATCCTTTCCATTCTCCAGTGAAAAGTGGGAAGCATCATGTTATTGGTACAGCGGTACTCGTTTGTAGAATTTTCGACAGGCGCAAGGCCAATATTGCGGACGGCGGTCATCCACTGATTACCGGAAAGAAACGCCAGCGTAAGCTCAATGTTATTCACAAGCTCACGATGATGTTCGACGCCCTGCTTGAGCAGGGCTTCAATTTTTGTTACATCGTCTTCAGTGTTTTTCATTGTACCTTACCCACAGTAGCGCGTTCTTTATTTACAGCGGCGATTTTACTTTCCGCTTTTTTTCTTGAAAACAGAGGCGGGACACGCCTCATAAAAACATAAACAGCAACCGCCATCAGAAAGAGCAGGGCGATAGCCGCGACAAGCACAGCGCAGACGGTTATCAGAAGAATTATTTCTATGCTACACACGCGCCGGGCCTCCCTTTTTTATGGTTATCTTCCCGTGCCGCTTTGAACGCCTCCGCGCATCTTAACCGCCTATGGTTCAATTCATTCGCTATAACACTCTCCCTTGTCGGAAGGCTTTCGACAGGCGGCGGCGGGGCCTCCGCGAAGCGCGGACATCTGGAAACAAGCTCATCAGTGATTTCAGAAAGCGCGTCCATGCCGTCATCGTTTGACATGTTGAACGGGAACGATAAAATTTCATCCTGCAGTTCCTTGAGATTTTCCATCGCCGGATCAAAATACATTTCTCCCCTCTGAAAATATGGTTGCAGTCCGCTCATCCGCGCCATTTTGCTCTGTTTGCCAAGAGAGATTTTTTCCCAGCGGACTTTATCCATTCCCTGCTCTTTACGGTCCTTGTTACGTGCGTCAATAAACGGTTCCAGAACCGTTTCAATAAGGGCGTTCTGTCTGACGGCGTAATCGGCGTTGTACTTGTCGTACATTTTGGAAACAGCTATAAGAAAATCCAGAGGGTTGAGTTTTTTACGGACATACTCTACAACAGTTTTACGCTTCAACGAGTCCTTGACAACGGCAAGGATTGCCACGGGATCGGAAGATGTTTTATCCTGCCCGGCGGCATCAGTAAGAATGACAACGCTGGTTTTAATTTTTCCTTCCCGCTCCTGTTTTTTCACTTCGGAATACGAGAGATATTTAAACCAGTCGGATGAAAAGCTGCTGTCTTCGGATGAAGGATTAAGCATAATCTGACAACTGAAATTATAACGGTGGGAATGGTATTGCGAATAGAGATGTTCAACAGACATGGCCTCGGGAAAAAGCGAACGCCCATGTCGTGTGATACCCGAAACTATAACGCAACGATAACGGATATTATCCAGCAGTCCCTTTGTCGGATCGTCATGAGCAAAGCGCGTCCCGATAAAAATTATTTTGCCCTCCTCGGGAGACCCGAGCAGGTATTCAATGCCGTTTAAATCATTGTTGCACTTCGTCATCGTCTCCTGAGAAGCGACGCTGTCTTCATCCCAGAAGTCATCTCCGATTATCATGTCATAATGCTGAGAAGTGCTCGAAGAACCCACGCCGGCGGCATTAAAACTGCCTTCGTTCTGAACGGCGGTATTTGCCGGGGATTTCCAGTATGTATTATTACCCTGGTCAGCCCTTTTGACAGGGCAGTGTTCAGGGAAAAGGCGGCGGAGGCTGTCGTTTTTTTCGAAATGATTTCTAGCTTCTTTTAATTTGCTTGCGGCGTTATTAACCGTGTTCGATTTAAGCAGTATCCGGATGTTCGGATTATTCAAAAGCTGCTGTACGATAAACGAAATTGTCATGAAGGTTGACTTGAACGAGTCACGGGGAAATTCACGAAGCCCCCTGTATCCATCGGGGAGATTTTCCATCGTGTCGCACATGAATTTGTGCAGGTGAAAAACCGCCTTTGAATAACCGAGCACGTATTTTCCGAGATAGTACAAATCCCGTTTGCAGAGCCAGCGTTCAAACTCTATTTTAGAAGTTTTTGAATTGGATTTTTTAACAAAATCCACCTGCAAATCATGCAGGTCCATCACATAATCATCCTCGGCGGAATTCGAAACCATTGACAGCAATTCAGGGTCGCTTATTTGAGCAAAATCAACGCTCAATTTGTCATTTTCCAGAGTGATGCCGGGGATTTTGTCCGCAAGGGCAGCGATGAGGGACGGCGCTTTTTTGAAGCGGTAAATTTGCAAAAAATTATCGGCCTTGGCCTTTTTTTTCTGTTCGCCGACAAAGAGCTCCAGTGTTTCCGGAGCTATCTGTATTTCTGCGTTCTGCACCACTTTTACGCCTCGCTTTTTTTGCCTTTCGACAAACATAAATCAAGGCGTTAATCATTACAAGACAGCAATTTAAGAGGGGGGTATTTACTGAATATGTGGAATTACGGACGGCAAATTTTGAGGCAAAAAAAAGTCGATTTTTTTTCAGAGAAAAAAATTTTTAAAATTTTTTTGAGTCTGTCGGACTCTTAAAAATTTTTGGAAAAATTTATAGAATACAAAAAATTTAAAACTCATAGACTGAGGCGTTCCAGCCTGGATAGATGCACCGTGACCGAAACCCCATCGCGCCCCATACCCCCCCTCCTGTCAAAAATTTTACGCCCCCCTGCCGTCAATTTTTCCGCCATTGTTCTCAACCGCCATGAAAGAACTCTAAGCCTCATTAAGGAACGTTTTACTGTAACGTCGCATAATGATGATTGCGTTAAGTTAGCCTCAAAAACACGGTTATTTAGAAAGTACGTTTTTTCTGTCAGCCTCAAACCGCTGTAAAATGTCCATGCTTTTTACCGGGTTTCGGCGCTTGGAGGATTTTCCACGATTGCCGGGACATTGACGGTAGTATCGGCAGGGCTTTCAACGAGAAGCGCGGGACTTTTCCCAGCCTCACCGTCAGCCTCAAATTGACCCCGGACGCTTTCCGGTGTTTCAGCCTCAAAAGCACCGTTTCCGCTCCCTTCCCGCTCCGCCGCCAGCCTATCCAAGAGGGTATCAGAGTTGGAACTCAACAAAGTGGCCGACATCTTATTCCCGTTCACATCTTCCATTTGCATCCTGACCGCCTTCAAAACATCCGGATTAAGTCCCAGTCGAGATTTGCAAGCCTCGCAAATACGAAGCATCGTTGGTGTCCAATCTTTTGGTGAAAGCGTTCCAGCCAATACGGACTGATAGATTTTTTCGGCGGTAATGTCCATCGCCCTGCTTCCTTTGATATCGGCGGTATCGCTTACCGCTTGCGCGGCGGTGGCCATCGCATCACAAACCTCAGGGTCATGCGCCAGTTCGTAAGCTTTCGTTTTGCTGACACCGGCCCGGGCGGCGACTACAGACATCTTGTCACCGACCGAACGCTTCAAATAAAAAATAACAAACTTTCTTTTTTCCTCGGAGAGTTCGCCAAAGCGTTTACTTTTCATGGCAATAGAACGCTCCAGAGCTTCGAATTCTTCCTGCTCTGTGTCCGGGAATAACAAACCTTGTTTAATCATATCGCTCATGACGATGATTATAATCTTTTCTTCTCTTTTGTCAAATGCGTATTTCTTTCTGAGCAACTATTCTTCAAGTATCATCCAGGGATATATAGTCCCCTTTAAGTAAACTTAAAGGGTCCTATATATATCCATAAGATACTGAAAAAACAAAACAAAACCCGGCAAAAACCGCAAGGTGCAACCACTTGATAGTAAGGTAGTTGTATGATGAAAGAAAAAGCCAAAAAGACGCCGTAAAATCCAACTCAAAGCGACTTCTTGTTGAAAGCAAAAAACATCGGAAAGCGTTAAAAGCCAAGCACAAACAAAGTGCCGGAAATAGTCAGTTTAACTATCTTTTGAAAAACTTTGCCGTTTGATTTTGTTTGACGCCGTGATATAATATAAAACAACAAGGAGAGACAACAATATGCTGAACATCACACACTTGCAATACCCCTCAATAAGGGTTTTGATAACTCACGAGGCAAATGAGGTTACAGCGCATGCCCTTGAGTTCGATATTGTTTCCACCGGAAAGGATATCAAGGAAGCTGAAAACAATCTCTGTGAGGCCATTGTTTCTCAGATAGTTTTTGCTCAATCAAAAGACATTCTTGACTCAATATGGCATCCCGCACCGAAAGAATACTTCGATAAATGGGACAATTTACAAAAAGCCTGCTAAGGAGTAAAATATGGAACTGACACGCACAAAATCACTTAAAAAAGCCATGCGGCTCACCGGAGAAATAAATTCAAAACGCCCCTTTGAAAACTTCGCTTCGGTTGAAAAAAACGGGCAATACTGGGATATAACCATATATCACAAGGCTGAATTCTCTATTCTCACCCGTGAAATTCTTGCGGGAAAGCATCAGTTTAAGCCTTATCCTCAATCGCATCTTTTGAAAAGGGCCTTCTAACCATGAGCGAAAACAACTTGCCTAAAAAAGAAAACGATATTGACCTTTACAAGCTTATAGAGACTTTCGGACAGGAAGCCAGATACAAAGCCGAAACAGAGCAGAAATCACTTGAATTTCAGGATAAAAACAATCAGCGGCAACTTGAATTCGCACTAAAAAAACAGGAAACAGACTCGAAATTACTTGAAAAAATCTATTCAGAACGCTCAAAATACAAATGGATTATTGCCGTCTTTATCTTCTTTGTCATTATCACAGGAGCTTACTTCATTGTGATAAAGGAGATTGATGCCTATCTCAAACTCACAATGCCCATATTGACTTTGATTATCGGCGCATGGGGCGGCTACGGTTACGGCTTCAAAAAAGCCTCCGAAAACTACCCGAATAACAACGAATAACCCCCCCCCACTCAAAATGCAAAACGGAACTCAATCAATCTCCGTATAAAACCTGCCATATCTATGGCTCAGCCACTTTTCCCCGGTCAGCTTGTCAATTTTGAGGGTTGCCCCTCCACTTAGCGGAACATATTCATACCGGAAACAACTCAAAAGCAGATACATAAACAGCAGTATCACAATCACGCCTGACACATACAAAATCCGCTTCTTATTCGGCAAAATATATCTTGCAAAAAAAGCTTTAATTTCTCTCATAATCAGAGGGGACTTTTTAGAATTTTGTTTTGCTTGTGGAGAGTTTGGATTGAGCTGTTGCATAAACTTTAGAGAAGTTTCCTTATCCATGTATTTGCGCTTGGTACCCCTCAATGTGATAGAAGAGTCTCCCCAGAAAGAACCTCCTTTAAGATTTTCCGGTGCCTTGTAATCTTTCCAGAAAGAACCCTCAAATTTTTTCTTTTCTTTCTGTTTTACATTTTTTAGGTTTTTTATGAAAGAAGCAAAAGCCTCATCACCTTCAACAATCCGCTCAAAATCCTCTCTGACACTATCAGGAATATGTATTTCTTTTCCATCTTTAATTGCTTTTCCAAAATTCTCAAGCTCAATATTATCATAAAAATGATCATTTAACGCAAATGACACAATAATATCATCATCTTCTGACGGGAATACACCACAAGATGGACAAGGAGTAAAAGAACCAAGTTTAAATTCACCGCAAATAAAGCATACTGCAACCGTCATATTTACAGTCCTTTAAGAACTCTTTCCGCTCTTTCCCTGTTAAGCTTTGAAATATACAGGTTATATTTTCTTGCATGTACAATAAAAAGCACATCATCATATTCGGCATACACGCCTTTATATGACCAAATGTCTTTATCAAGACCAAGTTCATTAGATTGCGCGCCGGAATTTTTTTCAAATAAAAGCTTAGCCTCTGGCCAACTGATTTTACCTGAATCTTTATTATATTCGATATGATGGCACTTGCCGTCAATAAAAATACACGTTATTACAAATCCGCTTCTGCGAAACTCTTTTACTTCAAGCATATCTTTGTTTGTATATTCGCCGGTTGCTTTTCCGTACCGCTCAATACACTTTTCAGGCGTTTCATAAATTCTGGCAAAACATGATATGAATACAAAAAAGACAAGAAAAAAAACAAATATACGAGACATAAACACCTCCGTTATATCATCCGCCATCCTGCAGGCGGCTTAACTCGCTTTGCGCTTGTCTGAGGCTGAAAAGACATCCGTCACGTACTGCGGGAACTTCGCAGACAGTGACGATAATATCTTATTTTGTTCGCTCTGGTTCATCTTCTCCACTATCGATATGATTTCCTGAACTGTCTCAGGGTAACGCCCCGAAAGCTGTTCATCCCTGAAAAAGCAAATCTTCATCTCAGGAAAAAGTTTCCGCAATGTCGATACCCTCATATTATCGGCGTCTCTACTGCCGGAAAGATATCTAGTCAATATCCCCTGAGCAACCCCAGTTTTTCTTTCAAGGGCCTCCTGTGTTCCCGCTTCATGATAGGCGCGACGTATGGCGCTTCGTATATCCATTTTATTACTTTCTCAATGTTTTATCCCCCTAATATAAGCTCATTTAGAAAATATTTCTAAATTTTTCATAAAAGAACTTGAAAAATACACCAATAGGTGTAATATTGATTTTGTAATAACCAAGGAGCCCTCAATGAAACTAGGAAAAAACAAACTAAAAATCCAGTTCTGTCTATGCCTCACGCAGGAAGAAAAAGAAAAACTCATTCGCCTCAAAAAACACGGAGGACACAGAAAAGTTGTTGATCTCATGTATAAGATGACTGCTGATAATTTTCAGCACACGTTTAACGAGTCTTTTTTTTGATTTAAATTACACCAAAAAGTTTAAATCCGCGGGATTTCCAAATCCAAACCCCAAACAAAAGGAGCTGAATAATGCCTAAGCTGGTACTGATAGAATGGGAAGACTCACACAAAACGGATGGCTGGTGTATCGGACACAACCCTCCATGTGAAAGCGTGCCGATAAAGTCAATCGGATGGATTATAGCGGAGAACTCAAAAGCAATTGTAATCACGGCGCACAAATCAAAAGAAGCGGAGCCTCAATATTGCAACGCCATGACCATCCCGAAATGTTCAATCACAAAAATAACCAGGGTAAAATCATGAAGTCTTCAAGCTTTGAAATACGTTTTGCATCTGCGGCAATAATATTCATAGTCATCAAGAATAACAGGCATTTCAATTCCATTGCTAAAGCATATCGGACAATATGTATTTCCCTCAAATTTGCGCATTCCCGTTTTAGCATCAAGCTCAAACTGTTCTCTCCGCTCAAATTTTTCCAGTTTTTTTTCAAGTTCAGGCATGCGTTCCGCCTGCTCCTTATATGTTTTTTCGCGTTCTTTTGCAGCTCTCAGGCGTTCGGAGAAAACGGAATAGGCAATTTTCCAAGTCAAAGCCATTGCGGCAAACATGAGCATCATTCCAGCAATAATAAGTCCGATAGTTTCTTTTTCCATATAATGATTTTTCACTTTTATTTCTTTGTCTTAATTGCTCTCTCAATACTTGATACCGAACTCAAAAAATCAAACCTCTCCAACAAGGACAAACAGCAATGACCTCATCAATTCAAATCACTCTTAATTTCCAGAAGAAAATCATAGAGTTCATCAGGAGTTTCTTCAAATCTGAGCATCTTTTCAATGGACTGCTTATTATCGCCCTTGTATTTTCTTATGTACTCTGCAATTTTTCCTATGATTATTTTGGACTCAAAAAGCATAGCGGCGCCTTCCTTCATGTCGCTGAGTTTTTTAATTTTCCTCGCGCTTTTTTCAATATCCCTCCTCAGCCGCCTCAGCCTCCGTTCACGCTTTCCAATGCTAAGAGAATATACTTGCCATGCTACCACAGCTCCAAAGGCGAAACCCCCGGCAAAGCCTCCCAAGAAATTTTCGGGGTTACAGTAGCGGGAGATAACAATTCCAATACCGACGGGAACAACAAACCACAAAACGCGTTTCATCTCATTCCTCCTTCTTATCGGGGTTTTATTTGTGGAAGCCTTCTTAGCCTATTCTGCTTCTTAATACTTGATATCAGCGACAGAATAATACGTCGCCAGAGGAAAAAGAACAACGAGGAACTGAATAAAATCGTAGACAATATGGTCAATTCGGTAAAAGCCCGTATTGAGAAAAATAACAAAAACCTCCCCAACAAGGACAAACAGCCATGACAACAATCATACTGATCCAATGGGAAAAGGCGGAAAACATTCTCACCATTCAAGGCTCTATTCTTTTTTTTCTGCTCTTGACTATTTTTATCTGCATTCTGGTAATTACTTTTTCAACTTCCCCAAAAAACAAAAGAATTAACACAGGTCTAAGTTTACATCTTAACGAAATCGCGGACAATATCAAAGAATTATCTCTGCAAATTCAAAAATCCACTTCAAACCCCAACAAGGACAAACAGCAATGACAACCGAATTAGTAATCATCCAGGACAAAAAAACCGTAACCTCAAGTCTCACAGTAGCGGAGGTTTTTGGTAAAGAACACAAGAACATAATCAGGGCAATCGAAAACCTCGAATGCAGCTCAGAATTCAACCAGCTCAATTTTGAGCCCGTTGAATATCTCGACTCAAAAGGTGAAATGAGACCGTCTTATCAAGTTACCCGTGACGGTTTTGTTTTTCTTGTGATGGGATTTACCGGAAAAAAGGCGGCGGCATGCAAGGAAGCCTATATCAAGGCATTCAACCTTATGGAAGACAAACTCCGCAACATCATGGAGAACACCTTAGAGGAACGTTTTGACAAACTCTATAACATCGTTTTCACCCTGGTGGAGGGTTTTGCTTCGTCAAAACCGCCTTTTACGGCGGCAACGGAGTGCCGCCCTCCACAAGAGGCTTCGCCTCCGTCCCAGTTCTTCAAGGAGGGCATCAAATATTACACCACTACTGAAATCGGCAAACTTCTTGGCGGCATCAGCGTTCAGAACCTCAACCATATTCTGTTCAATCATGGTTTCATCGAAAAACACCTCTGTTACTGGCGTATAAAGCCTGAATACGAACAACAGGGTTACGGCATTTACCTGCCGCCGCTGCTTCCTGACAGGCGCAACGGGATGACCTACTGGACGTCTGCCGGCTTTTTTTTTCTCAATGGCAATGAAAACCTGAAAAAAGCCATCAACAAAAAACGCTTTGCCAAGCGGTAATATGCGGCAACATAAGGAGCTGACATGAAAATCCATACGTCCCTCAACATTGACGATGGCAAACTAAAAAAGTACGACTTTAAGCGCGGCTGTTTATCACGTTCTGAGTTTGTAATTCTTTCCTGCGACTATGTGATAAAGCACAAAATCCCCCTCGAAACTTTGATGTACCGGCCTATAAAACATAAGCCCTACAAGTCCTATAAGTCCCAGCCGCAAACCGTGGAGGGTTTTGCTTCGTCAAAACCGCCTGCGAAGCAGGTACCAAAAGAGACTTCGTCTCCACCGCAAGCCAAGCTGAGCGGCACTACAAAAGAGACTTCGTCTCCGTCCGAGTTGTCCAACAAGTCCGACCAGTCTAACTACCCACCGGGCGTATAGGAGTATAAGCTTTGTCAAAAGCAAAAACACAGTCACATGAATTTTTATCGCTTGAGTTGGCGGTACTGGGAACGATTTTAGAGTTTCCCGAGAGTTTGCCGCTGGCGACACAGCATCTTCACCAGAATTGGGAGGAACACTGGACGGACCCGCGGACAAAGGTTATCGCCGAAAAAATCATCTCGCTTGAAAAGAATTCAATCAAACCGGATTACAAATCAATAGAAAGGGCTTTAAAAAAATCCAATCTTACGGCTGCCGTTAAGTTTCTTCCTTCGGTGATAAACGAAGCGGAAACAACGGCGGTACTGGAGTCCCGTTCAAAGGAACTCCAGCAAATAACTAAAATCCGCATGATGAGAACTTGTTTAGACAAAGGTATCAGAGCGCTTGACGGCAGCGAAGAATTCAATCATATCTACAGTAATTTTAAAAATAAATTCGCTCAAATTTTTCCCTCAAATATTATCGCAAATACCACAAGCGACATTACCGATGGACTGAGAAAACAATATTTTGACAAGAAAAAAAATCCGGACATACTTACCGGCATTCCCACCGGATTTACGGAAACGGACAAACGTATGCTTGGCCTCCAATATGGAAAACAAACAATACTGGGCGCGCGTCCCTCACACGGCAAGTCAGCCATCGCCGGGCAAATTGCGCTGACCGCCGCTTACAATGGCTTTCCTGTTCTGATTTTCAGCCATGAAATGTCAAAAGAACAGTTTGTTCGACGCATGGCCTGCAATGTTGCCGCCGTAAATCTTTCAGGAATACAAATGGGATCTTTCAATATTAATACTGAAAAGCGTCTTTTTGATGCTTTTGAGGAGATAAGTAAACTTCCCATATGGGTTGTGGAGCAGAATTCATGGCCTGAAGTTTATATCGCGTACATGAAATACATGCGCCAACGCTGGGGAAAAAGAGGGCTTGTCATTGTTGATTATATCCAGCTTGAGAGGCTCGAAAATTCTCAGACTACACGCAATGAGGAGCTTGCCCGGATAAACTGGATGTGGGTGCAAGCCTTAAAAGAAACCGATAACGCCTCGCTTTTTCTCGCGCAAATAAGCCGCAAAGGTGCCGGCAAAGAACCAGACCTGCAGGATTTAAAGGAATCAGGTTCTTTGGAGCAGGATGCGGATGCGGTTCTTTTATGGTGGCGCCCTGGCAAGGATGACAAAACAAAGCCGGCCAATCAGGGAATACTTAATCTTGCCAAAAACAAAGACGGAAAGATAGGCCGTCAGCAGCTGCTGTTCACCGGATACTGTCAGCGCTTCGAGGAGTGGAGAGAACACACTCACACAGAAATGACCAACGAGGAAATGGAGAACTCCGAGCGGAAAATCACAATCAAGCAACACTATTCACACAAGGAAAAGCCCGATGCCTAAGATTTCAAATCTCGAATATATTCTTTCCGCCGCCGCCGCTGACATCGTGCAGATTATCGGGCGGAGAGTACCCCTTAAAAACAAGGGCAAACAGTGGAAAGCAAACTGTCCTTTTCACCCGGACAAAACGCCGTCCTTCGTGGTAACGCCGGAACGCGGCATATATCACTGTTTCGGATGCGGCAAGGGCGGGGACGCAATCAATTTCATTCGGGAATTCGAGAATGTGGAATTCATCGATGCCGTCGAGATTGCCGCCGCCGAAACCGGAACGACCGTCCAGTACGAGACAAGCGGGACATCGTCTCCCCATTCGTCCCATAAGTCTTATTCGTCCTATTTCCCCGCCCTCTCCGCCGCCGCAGAACACTACCACTCCCAGCTGAAAGACAAATCCGCCCCTCTGGAATACCTGCATAAACGTGGCTTTACGGACGCCATTATCGATAAATATAAAATCGGTTACTCCTGCGGAAACTCAGTCGGGAAGGTTAGCGCCGACTCGAATTCGCTGATTTCCGCGGGAGTTCTTTCAAAACCTAAAGAGACTTCCCAAGATCAAACACCCTTCGACCCATTGCACGGCAGGGCAATTATTCCCTTGTGCGACTCATTCGGCAGGGTTGTCGGCTTTACAGGCCGCTTGATAGAGGCGAAAGAAGATACCGCAAAATACATAAACACACGTGAAACCCCGGTATTCAAAAAAGGTGAAATCCTCTACGGCTATACTTTCGCCCGGGACATGCTGAGGATGAGAAAAAAAGGGACTCCGGCGAACCTCTACATTTTAGAAGGCCAATTGAAAACCATAGCCGCGATTGAAGCCGGATACCCTGCGGTGTCTGCCGGGGGAACGGGCTTCACAGACAGACAATTGACGCTTATTTATAATTTAAATCCCGACAACGTCTATCTCGCTTTAGATCCGGACGATGCCGGAACAAAAGCCGCCCTGAGGATTGCGCCCGGATTGCGCAATCTCTCAATAAATACGGCTGTAGCGGAACTCCAGATACCCGAACAAGCCGACTTGCCGCCGGGCAAAATCGACACTGATGACTTAATGGCGGCAAAGATGCCAATACACTTTGAACACTTCGAGCTGATAGAGTGGATTTTTCGTTCTCTCTGTTCCTCTGAAAATCTCAATTCCTCCGACGCGCTGAAAATATCTTCTGTAATTCTCCCTCTGATAAACCAGCATCCGAACTCTTTAGTCCGTGAAGTCGAAACAAAAAAACTTTCCGAACTGACCGAGCTTTCAGAACATGTATTTATGTCCGGCCAGTCCCACAAGTCCGACCAGTCCGAGTGTTCCGCGCCCCGCGTCCCGCTCACCCCCGGCAGATATCTCTGCGCGATACTGCTTGCGGATAATGAACATGAAGCCGATTACGAAACTGGCGCCGCCTGGTTTGCGCCTCTGATACAGTGGCAGTTACTGCCAGTGGCGCTTCTGGAAATGCTTCAGGAAATAATTAACATCAAGGTTCACTCAGCCAGGTTCGGCGTTCCCGTCATATCGTCTGCAGAACGCCTCGCTCCAGAAAAATTATCCCTGTATTCAAGCTGGCTTTCTTCAATCGACATTAGGGAGGCGGAACAATCCCAAATAATATCCCTGCAAAAAGAAGTCATTAAAAGGGGCTCAGCTCCTAAAACAATAGAAACAAAAGGAAATTAAATGAAAGCATCAACTCTCACCATCATCGAAGCGACTCTCAACGATGACAACCAGATCAGCAACGACAAGAAACACGCAATTTTGTCAATGCTGAGAAACGACAAGGAGGAACTCCCTCCGGAACTTGTACCGGAAAAGGAGGCCGCACGGATTTTAGGAATGAAATACAATTCGCTTTTCTCGTGGAGGAATTACTCCAAATACCACAGCGGCGCTCACCGGGTACCGTTCACGTTTCGCACGATGAAAAAACCCGGTTCAAGCAAAGGCGGGGTTTTGTATGACAGACGTGAGCTTGTGCAATACATCAACTCAAACATGGAGGCAAGAAAATGCGCCATCTAAGGGAAAGCAAAAGATACCTTGACTGGAAGCGCCGGGAACGTCTTCTCCGCGTTCTCCGCGATTTAATCGCCGTTTTAACCGGAATGCTCTTAGCGTTCATAATTCTTTACGTAGGGAGGTGACTATGCAAACCCCATTCGGTTGTATCGCGCTTCAGGTATTGGCGCACGAACTCCAAAAGGAGGGCGTCAAGACCGGCCCTTGCCTCCTATTCCGTCAGCTCCGCCGCCTGGGGGTATTAAAACACAACAATCTCCCTGAACAAAAATACGTCAGACAAGGCTGGTTCATAGTGAAGGAAAGCACCTATAAGAACCCCGTCATTGGTGAAACCCCCTATTGCCGCGCCTTTGTAACCCCATCAGGCAAACGTGAAATAACCCAACTTTTAACCCAAGGCAAACAATGAAAATCCTATTAAAAAAACTATTAGCATTTTTTATTCCACCGCAAACCAGAGCGATTGCATCCTATAACGAGTCCCCCTGCGTCCAATGTCCACAACTCTATGGCCTTCGCCGTAAAAACGCCGCCCTTGCCCGGGGCTATGAACGCGTCTGTCAGGACAAAGATCCCGATTACGCCAAGCGTCTCTTTCCCGAATACAACGCGATTGTCAACCAGCGTCCTATCAATCCTACCAGTCCTACTGGTCTGACTGAAAATATAACAACCGGGGATAATCCTCAGGAATAGACATGACAAGGGATATCGACGAACGTATGATGATTTTTGGCGTAGCTCTTACTATCGAAAGAATAGCTCTGAACATGCCTCAAATTGAAGAATTACAGCCGCCGCCCAACCCCGCAAAATTGACCGACTCAAGATGTTTAGGTTATATCAAAAGATATGGAAAAAAATCTTGGGAGCTTGACGCTCTTGAGCCTTCTTATCTTACAGCGCTCGTTGAAAAAGAAGTTCTCAAATATCGTAATGATGACAGATGGAGCGATATGCTGAAAAAAGAAGACTCAGAACGTCAAAAACTTTCAGACGTATTAGATGATTTATCAATATAAAAACAGGAGACCGGAAAAATGAAAATAGACGTCAAACAAATATGGGAAAACGTAAAGGCCAATTCATTGTTATTACAGGGTTGTAAAATGCACGAATTTGAAGCCGTTGACAATGCGCCATTTTTGCAAAAATACAAATGCAAAAACTGTGGCGGAATTATAAATAATTCAGACTATTTATGGTTTACACGCGGCTTTGAAATGGCAAGCAATAAAAGAGTTTTGACATGTGTTTATTGCGGCGTGGAATATCCGCAAGATACGCCGTCTCATGGAGCTGAAATTTTAACTGAACACATAAAAGTTTGTGAAAAACACCCAATGAGAGAAGCCGAAGCCAAAATTGCAAAACTAGAAAAAATAAATCAAGAATTAGGGGATTTGTCCCATCCGTCCTACCAGTCCCACAAGTCCGACTCACCCACAAAACAGGAGGCAAAACAGTGAAAGTATGCGTTGATATGTTTTGCGGTGCTGGCGGTGAAAGCACGGGGCTTTTGCAGGCTACAGAGGGATTAGGGTACAAAACAAAACTATTCGCTATCAATCACTGGGAACGCGCCATTGAAACCCATTCGGCGAACCATCCGGAGGCGGAACATTTCTGCGAAGACGTGGCAACATTGAAACCTGACAGAATACGGACAAATAAGGTTGCGCTTCTGTGGGCTTCTCCTGAGTGCACACATCACAGCAACGCCCGGGGCGGCCGTCCCAGGGATGCGCAAAGCCGCGCTTCGGCATGGCACGTTCTGAAATGGCTTCAGGAGCTTTACGTAGAACGCGTGATTATCGAAAACGTCAAAGAGCTGCTTGACTGGGGGCCGCTCAATGAATACGGCAAGCCGATTCTAGAATTGAAGGGAGAAATATTCAGGGCTTTCATTCAGGCGCTGCGCTCCATGGGCTATACCGTTGATTATCGTATTTTATGTGCCGCCGATTACGGCGATCCGACAACACGCAAAAGGCTTTTTATCCAGGCGGTAAGGGGAAAGAAATCCATAGTGTGGCCGGAAATAACCCATACAAAACCCGAATGGTGTCCCGCCCGTGATATTATCGACTGGAATTTCAAAGGCCAGTTGATTTCACAGCGCAAAAAGCCCCTCGCTGCGGCAACCCTCCGCAGAATAGAAGCCGGCATAAAAAAGTATTGGGGCGAATATGCCGAACCGTTCCTTGTAGTTTTACGGGGGACTTCGACAGTCTCATCTCTGAATATGCCTCTGCCAACGGTAACAACATCCGGCGCTCATTACGGTTTAATTGAACCCTTCATTACCCGTTTCAACGGCGGCGATAATAGAAATCATTCAGTCAGCGAACCAGTACCAACCCTTGACACCTCAAACCGCTATGGAGTAATTGAGCCGTTACTTGTAAAATATTACGGCGGTCAAGGGCATGTCAAAACCGTAAATAATCCATTGGACACCATAACAACATGGGACCATCACGCCATACTTGAACCCTTCCTGGTGAAGTTTTACGGAAGCGGCAAAAACGTTGAAAGCGTCCGGCAACCTCTTTCCACAGTTATGACAAAAGACAAGTTTGGACTGGTAGAGGGATACCCTGATTTAAGTTTCCGTATGCTCCAGCCGCACGAACTGGCGGCGGCGCAAGGTTTCCCCGGAACTTACAAATTCTGCGGAAACAAGGGCGAAATAGTCAAACAAATAGGCAATGCCGTTCCGGTCAATCTTGCCCGTGAACTCTGCAAAGCCGCATTAACAGAATAGGAGAAAAAACAATGAAAATCATTCGTGTTTTTCCCCGAAAAACAAAAGCAACCCCTGACGATAACGGGGCACGATTTGGAATGCCAGATTTATTCGACGAAGCGGATGAAGTACATATATCATGTACATTTACAGACGATAAGGCAAAAGCTGAAAAATTGGCAACTGCTTGGAAATATGTTGCTCCTCTAAAAATTGGCGGACCGGCGTATGATGACAACGGCGGAGAGTTTATTCCCGGTATGTATATAAAAAAAGGGTACGTCATTACAAGCCGAGGGTGTCCCAATAACTGTTGGTTTTGCTACACTTGGAAACGCGAAGGCAACATTAGGGAACTTGAAATCAAAGACGGTTTTAATGTTCTCGACTCAAATCTACTGGCATGTTCAGAACAGCACATCATAAGAGTTTTTGCCATGTTGAAAAGACAGTCCGAAAAAGCACAGTTTACAGGCGGACTTGAAGCAAAGCGGCTTGAAGCATGGCACTGTAAAAAACTCTCCGAGCTGAAACCTGTCTGCATCTACTTAGCCTATGATACAGCAGATGATTATGAGCCTTTAAGACAGTCCGCAAGGTTACTGAAAGAATATGGACTTATCAAAAGTTCACATATTGTGAATTGCTACGTTCTGATCGGCTATCCAGAGGATACCTTTGAAGCCGCTGAAAAACGACTTAAACAAGTTATTCAACTGGGCATTATGCCCATGGCAATGCTCTATAACGAAAAAAAAGATATTCTTTGGAAACGTTTTCAACGAGAATGGGCCAATAAAACAATTGTCGGTTCTAAAATGAAAAAAACAATAGGAGAAAAATAACAATGTTAGCACTCTCAATCAAACAACCCTGGGCGTGGATGATCGTTTCAGGGGTCGGCAGAATTCCGAAAGACGTAGAGAACCGCAACTGGTCAACCAAAATCAGAGGCGAAATCTTAATACACGCCTCAAAGACTTTCGACTGGTACGGCTTGGAAGAAATTCGCGAAATCGACGCGACTGTATTTCATGATATTTATTGTAAATTTGATCTGAATGTAGCCCATCCTGCGACAAGAAGCGGCGAATTTAGCGGCATAGTCGGCAAAGCAACGCTCATAGATTGCGTGACTGAATATGATAACCCTTGGTTTTTCGGTCCTAACGGTTTTCGCCTGAAGGACTCTCAACCATTGCCTTTTTACCGCTTCCCGGGCAAGCCGGGTTTTTTCGATGTTCCCTGGCCCCCGTCCATGTCCGAACCGTCAGACTTATTTCAAGTGTCCGAATTGTCAGACTCAATAAAACAGAAAGGGAATCAACAATGAAAATCTATGTCGCATCATCATGGAGAAACACACTTCAACTTGAAGTAGTCCAAGCCCTGAGGGAGGCGGGACACGAAGTTTACAACTTCAAAAATCCCAGCCCGGATAATTACGGCTTTCACTGGTCTCAAATAGACCAAAATTGGCAGAATTGGGACAAATACAAATACAGGGCCTCATTATTTGATCCAGTCGCTATAAAAGGTTTCAACAGCGATTTTGAGGCTATGAAATGGGCCGATGTATTTATTGGAGTTCAACCCTTTGGGCGTTCCGCCAGTATGGAAATGGGCTGGGCGGCTGGTCAAGGCAAAAAAACAATCCTGCTTATCGAAAATGGCGAACCGGAACTAATGGTCAAGATGCTTGACCATGTTTGCTGTTCAATGGATGAAGTTTTTACGGCTCTTAAAACCATTCATTCTCCACTTATAATTGAAAAATCATTTGACCTTTCCAAAGATGACGGAACAGGGACTCTTATTAGCTGGGATGAGATAGAAAAAGAGATGAATAAAAATTTTATTCCGTATACCATCCCATTTTCCAACTCAAAAAAGCTGGAGAAAAAAATCATCCCGTGGACAGCGGACGATCATCGAGAGTTTAAGGACGTAAAAATTCAAGAAAAAGTCTTTAACTATCAAAACAAGATATACCGTCCATTTTATTGGGATGATACAAAAATTTTTTGGACAGAAGTTCCCTTCAATCCTTTAAGCCTCTTAATATCTTTTTCATATCAGGATTTAACGGAAAAAAAAGACATTAACGGCAAGTTTTGCGGAAAGCAGGTGAACAATGAAATCGTGTCCGCATTGTGACGGGTCTGCAAGCGTTATTAATCTTGCATCAGGACATTTTAAAGTTTGGTGTTTTAAGTGTAAGGCTTGTTCTGGAGTACGCAATACAAGGAGAAAAGCAGTAAGGGATTGGAACAAGCGTATCTTCTGCGGCAAAAAACAAATAAAAAAGAAGGTAAGTTAACAATGAAATACAATATTGATAAACTTCCTCAATGGGCGCAATCACTCATTTACGGACAACACATGGAAATTCTTTCTCTCAAAGAAATGCACAACACGGAAATGCAAAACATAAGGCAGGCCCATGAGCTTCTAACCAAATACGATTGGACAACTGCAGGGGTTCACACTCCCGAAAAACACAAATTATGGGTTTTACACAAGGATAATCCAGTCTGTATTGCTTCAATAGGGGACGGAGACATTTTACTTCTAGGTCATAAAACAAAAAAGAAAGCAGGTAAACAATGATCTACATAGGAATAACAGGCAAAGCAGGTTCCGGCAAAGACACTCTCGGAAGAATGATAGCTACAAAGCTAACCGAATTTCAAAAAAGCATTACTATCATGGCGTTCGGAAATCCGATCAAGGATATCGCCGTTGCTATGGGTTTTAAAGAGGAACAAATCAAAGATCCGGTACTGAAAAACGACATTGATGAAAACTGGGGCATATCTCCCCGCAAATTTATGCAGATATGCGGAACGGAGCTATTCAGAAACAACTTTCGCGCCGACTGTTTGGTGAAAGCCGCGGAAATAAGAATTAAGGAATACTCCTTACATCGTGATGTTATCATCTTTACTGATGTCCGTTACAAGAACGAAGCGGAGTTCATAATCGAAAGGGGCGGCATTATCATAGAGATAGAACGCCCTTACACGGACAAGGCCGCGGACTGGCGCAAGCATCCCAGCGAAAGCGGCATAGCGGAAAAGTATATCCACATAAAAATAATAAACAATGCCGGAACGGATGAACTCGAAAGAACCGCCAAATCCCTAGCCGGATACATCCTCTGCCAGAGCTTCAAGAAAAAAGAACTCTACTGTTCGGATTTCTGAGGTTTGGTATTGATTTCCGGCAGACTGCTTGAGATCTGCCGTCCGGCGCCGAGGGTATGGTCATAACGCCCGGTCATGACGGGCGAACCATGCCCCACGGCCTTGGTAACCTGCATATCAGGAATTCCCATATCAAGGGCGGTTGTAACGAACGTATGGCGGAGCGAATGAAAACCCACCAAAACTACAGTTTTCTTTCCTTCGCCTTTTTCCGGTTTCCTCTGTGTTTCTATTTCGGCGTTTTTGCAGATCTGGCTGAATTCCTCATTTATCCAGTTTGCGTTTTTCAATCTTGCTTCAGCAACCCCCGGCCAGACGTAACCCGTTTTCTGACGCCGGTAAAGTTTTTTGAGATAACGCCCGAATTCATCTCTTAGGGTGAAGCTTAATTCCTTCCCCTGTTTTTTCGTCTTACTGGGAATTAACGTAATAGTTTTATTTTTCATGTCTATTTCATCCCAGCTGAGCGTACAGACATCAAAGAGCCTCAATCCGGTATAAAACCCCAGAGGAACAGCCGTCTGCCAGAAATATTTTACCCGGCCCGTGAAGTTTTCAGCGGCGATGAACAAGGCTTTGATTTGTTCCAGGCTTAAATTTTGTTTTCTGACCGAGACTGCTTCATTTCTGACAACGGATTTCCATATATTGCGTTCAAGGTTATAGGGTATCAACAATATGGCAAAAACACTGCTGAGGCCGGATAAATGGTTTAGCCGTGTACGTCCGGCCTTATCTTTCATCGATGCGATATATTGCGCGGCGTGTTTTTCAGTGAGTTCGTCAATGTATTTGAGATGAGAAAGATTATTTTTCACCCACTTGGTGAACAGGTTTACAATATACAGTTTGCCCTTGATTGTGAATGTGGACAGGTTTCGGGGGGCAGGGAGTTCTTCAACGGCGTTCCATATATCCGAGATGAGACATCGATTGAGTTGAATATCCTGTTTTCGTTTTGCGCTGAAAAGTTTCAGGATAGCGTCTTCCTGCGAATGCTGTTCATCTGAAATCTGATAACTCTCCAGTATTTTTTTTGCCTCCTCCTCGTTATCCGTCTTGAGGCTTTTCCTTATCTTTTTTCCATTTTCCCAGTAACAGACATAGAATTTACCTTGTCTCTGTTGTAGCCACGGCAT